GGGAATCACAAGGCTACCGTTTCGTAGCTGTGAAGTCCAATCCCCAAGTCGTGATCCACTTGTCATCTCAAAAAGGACTGAAGGCAGAAGGCTGCGACCCTACGCTGTCCTGCGCAGAACTCGGTGGCAAAGAGATGAGGATCAATGAGCAGCGTTGGAGATACGGAGCCAAGCAGAGTGGTCAGGATCTAGACGGCTACCGTCAGTATGTCATCTCACACGAAATGGGACATATCCTTGGTCGAGACCACGTAAAATGCCCTGGCCCGGGTCAACCGGCACCGATAATGGTCCAGCAGACTTTAGGACTTCACGGGTGCCTTCCGAATACAAACGTGTAGTCGGACACTCCTTTCTGAAGTACGTGATCGGATTGGAAAGCACCCAACCTGCAAGCACAATCACAAGACACACCACAATAACTTTCAGCATTGACACTCTTACTTATAAAAATGGACAGCATTGTAACCGCCGTGATTGAGAAGTTCAGGCAGCGGTCGGAGTTTGGAAAGGCAAAGTATGGAACGGACCTTGATCGTAAGGACCTTTCTATCCTTGAGTGGATTGTGCATGCTCAAGAGGAGCATATGGACGCAATTCTGTATTTAGAGAAGCTTAGAACGGAGCTTGCGAGAACTCTTCCGGTGACGACGCCGACGGGTGACCTTCCGGACGCGCTTGGACGATGAACGACGACGGCCACCTTCGAGGTCCCCCGGATTCTCAACCTCTGCCCCCAACATCTTACCTACATAAACCTTCGACTGCATAAGACGTAATCCGGCTCTATCCTGTCCTCTTGCAAGACGGGATGGGAAGTCAGTGTCCAGTGTCAGTCTGACGAAATCATGGGGAGTGTCTTCAACTATTTTTCCCATTGTTCGTTCGCCTTCGTAATTCGTCACACAGACACGCTCACCAACTGCAAAGACCCGATTGTCTTGATCACCTCGTCTAACGAAGACACACTGGTCTGCCTCTGGCGGTGGGCCGGGCTCGTTCATTATATACTGTAGTCACTTTAGTTGCTGTACGCCAGGCCACCCATGCCGGACATCACACGGAAGATGTTGTAGTTCACGGCATACATGCGGAAGTTGAACGGGGTGGTCTTGGTCGGCTTCGCAATACCGGTTGTGAAGATGCTGTCAAACACGAGCGTGGTCGTGTCGATGCGGGAGAAGTTACACGTGCCGGACGGCTGGTGCTCCTCGGGCTGGAGAGCAAACGAGTACACGTTGATCGGGTTCTCGTGAGGAGTGTAGTTCAAGTTCGGCAGCGTGAAGATCACGCTGAGACCCGTGGTGGTGCCCGCGAGGAGAGACGGCTCACTGAGCTGGTAGGTTCCCTGCTTACCTGATCCCGTTCCGAAGGACTGGATGATCGTTCCTGGGGCGAATGTACCCGGAGACGATGTCGACACGGTCGCACCCTCAACGATCAACTGCTGCGGCGCCGTACCGCTCGCAGGGTCGGCTCCAACCGTAAGCACATCACCCGTCACACTGCACGAGCCAGCAAGAACCGTCAGCGCCGCCGGAGCCGTGACCTGAGAGCGCATCGGGAAGAAGGCACCGCCCGTGTGGTGCTGGTACGGCTGAACCTTCCAGAAGTAGTCGCCGTAGCGCTCGTCGAAGCGATCCTGGCCATTGATCTGGAGGCGGGCACGGTTCACGATGTCATCGTAGCTGAACGGCTGCGTGAAGCCAGCGTTGAGGGTCAGCGTAGATCCGCAATCCGTCTTGCGGGCGTCCTGGAACACCCACACCAGCTCCTTAACCGGGTGGTTCAGCGTCAGGTCAATGCGAGCATTGGCGGTCGTGAGCGTCTGCTGGAGACCGAACTGGAGCTGGTCAATCAGGTACTCATGCGACTGCTGGGCAAACCGGCGGCGCTCATCCACATCCAGGTAGATGTAGTCGATGTAGAGCGCCATGTCCTTGAGCTGGGGCAGAAGAGCCGCGGCGGCGGAGACTGTCGTGGTGCCCGGAGTGGCAGCAGTGACCAGGTCCGTCGCAGGAGACAGGGTCACATTGATGCGCACCTCGTGGTACTGGAGGGCGATCAGGGGCAGCGCCAGTCCCGGGTTACGGCAGAACCAGAACTGCAGCGGAATGTAGAGGATCGCCGGGCGACCACCGCAGGAAACGGCCGTCGTCTCTGTGCCGCCGAGGTATCCACCGAGCATGGTGTCGAGCTTGACGGAGTTGTCAAAGTTGGAGGTCAGGTTCTCCCACAGGAAGAGCCACTCGCCGTAGTGGGTGTCAATGATCTGACCGCCAATCTCCACCTCAATCTTCTTGAGAAGCTGGTAGCCGAGACGACGCTCAAAGGCAGCCGTCCACTTCACGTCCACAGTCTGGGTGTCGGGGAGCTGAACCTCCAGGTAGGTCTTGTACATCAGATCCGCGTTGCGGTTGATGATGGCAACGACACGCTGCCCATACTGAGGCGAGCCAGTGAAGTTCACACGAAACGCCTCCATGGCGAAGTTCGTATGACGCTTGTAGAGCACCTTCCAAAAGGTGATGTGGGGATTTCCAGTGATGTAGGCATCCTGAGCACCATACGCAACGAGCTGAAGAAGACCACCGCCCATTTAGTTTATTCTTTGCGAGGATATATTCTTCTGCCTTTGACACAATGAAAGGCGCTGCCTACAAAACACAGGGGGCGGATACTTCTGTGGGCAGACGAACCCGCAGGCGGGTTGGACGGAAAATGAAGGGTGCTGCATTTCTAGCTTCGGGTGCCGATACATGCGTGTATTCTCCCCCGGTGAAGTGCGTTCCCGGAACACAAGTGCCCGAATCTATCCCTGCAGGCGACTATGTCTCTCGTGTCGTTGAAAAGAATGGTAAGGCCAAGAACGAGCTTGCTAATCAAGCACGAGTAAAAGATGCGATTCGCAACATTCAAGAAAAACACGGTGTGGATGTGTCCTCCTCCTTTAACCTTTCGGTTGCCACGTGCACACCTGAATTTACGGAGGACGATCTGGTAGGAGGTCCATGCCGTGCGGATACAAACAAGATCACGACCCCCGGAGTAAAGGAGGACAAGATCAACTTTATCACACCTAAGCAGGGACAAGATTTCTATGTACATCATCCTCCAGGCGTCACGACCGAACAGCTTCGCACTCTGTATCACGCAGTTATCTACCTCAATGAGCAGGGTATTGTGCATGGAGACATCAGCGATGCAAATGTGTCATGGATGGGTGATCATCTTGTTCTTCATGACTGGGGGCGCATGTTTGACGGCCTAGAGGGTGTGAAGACGGCAATAACAACTGAAAATATCGAATTGGATTATCTTCAGCAGTTGTTCGACGAGTGTATCATTGTTTTGGAAGAGGACTCGGACGACGCAACGCTCCTTCGGTTCATGCAGTTTTACGATATCGTATGTATGGCTTATAACCTCGAAGTCGACAATGCGAATACGGATGCATTTATCGGCTGGCTCAACGAACTATGGGAAGGCAAAGTCAGCGGAAACAAACTGACGAAGAAATTGCATGTTGCTGTCAACGGACTCTTCGCACCAAAACGTGGAGGTAAACGTAGCCAGACCGATCGCTTTTGCAAGTGTATCAAATCAGTGCGCAAGACGGTGAAGGCCCGGAAAGGCAGCACAGCAGAAGGGGCTGCGATCGCCATTTGCACAAAGTCTGTCCTTCAAAGGAAGAAACGAACACTTCGCAAGGTCCGGTGTCGTGACCATGTACTCCTGACCCAGCCGATGAAGGGCGGTGTTTTCTTGGGCGCAGGCGGGAGTGCCATGGTGTTCGGTCTCAAAAGCACAGAGAACTTCCTTCCCCCGCCAGTCGGGTCTATTCCATCGCTCCCACCCGGACTGGGGTTGGGAGACATCGTCGCACACGTGACAAAAACAGAAGACGATGTGGTTGGAAAAAACGCATTGGTGCAAGGGGTTGGTGCTGCGGACCCATATGTGAAGATGATAACAAATCCGAGTATCGGCGCCTACGACGTGAAGACAGACGCGTTCCTCAAGACCTTCGTTCGGGCACAAGAGAACCTCATTTCCGGCTCGTCTGCCAAGAACCTATACAAAGAGTGGTCAGCGGGAGCGCAACCCCCTCTCACGTGTTCGCTGATGCTGCGACACAATACGTTTAGGAAAGGTGACATCCTCTCCTTGGTCGATATCATGATTGGACTTGTTCATATCAATGGTAGGTTCGTACACTGTGATCTAAACGATAGTAACATGGGCATTATGGCAGACGGATGCCCAGTCATCACGGACTACGACAGAGTACAAACAACCGGTATGAGGTTGAGCATGTATATTGAAAGATACATGTTCGGAAACACACGCGACTACCCATGGTTCGCGGATATAGAGGAGATCTATGGGAACATGGGTGCTACGACAGAAGAAGAAATGTTGCAGTTTATGGGACAACTTATGAAGATAGTTGACTTGTTGACTGTGCTGTGGTTTGTAGAGGAGACGCACCCAGAGCTCTCTGCGATTACAAGGGCGTTCCGGGATGGGTTACGTCAAAACTGGAAAACCGTTTCGCAACAAACACTTCACAAGACTGTCAGTAAACTAGGACAGATAATCGTTAAGGCGACGACCGGCAGAGAGTGGAGACCAATGACCATGGATGCAGAGCGCGCAATGGCGGCGGAGTACAATGCCCGGCCGCAACCCGCGCGAAACACACCTGGACTGTGGGATGCTACGAGGAATCATTACCGATTTGGGGCTAGCTAGTGAGGACCGCGCCAACTGTCTCAAGGGCTTCCTTGGCGGCCATTTGCTCGGCCTTCTTTCGGGTAGGCCCCTGTCCGCGTCCACGAATGGTCGGACCGTCCATCACGACTACCCGAATGTCCTTGGAGTCTTTGACCGCACTCAGCATGTTGTATACGGGCGTTGTTCCATACTCGCGCTGACAGTACTTTTGAAAGATATCCTTGTAGTTGGTCACGGTGGTCACGGCGTCCTGAACATCAATGTAGGCTTCAATAACGGTCGTCACAAACGCATAGACAATATGAAACCGATTACCACAGTCTGTCCACAAGGCACCGATAAACGCCTCAAAGATGTCTCCTAGTTTCTGAATGTTGCGGCGGCCATTGATCGCAGCGGACTCCTCGTTGTGACGAGAAATAACATAGAAGGTATCCAGTCCCACTTGTTGGCACAGCGCTCCAATCCGCTCGTTGTTGACCAGCTCCTTACGAGCATCGGTCAAGAACCCCTGTTTCTTCTCAGGATACTTGCGGCGCAAATACGTCGCCACACAAACACCCAAGACCGAGTCGCCTTCAAACTCAAGGCACTCATACGATTCATCTTGCAAGGGCATAACACCGGAAGGACACGGAGCAAGAGACGCCGGTCGTCCATCAGGAGTAACATAATCTGATCGTTTGACGTAGGTGGTATGGACCATTGCCGTTTGGAAGACCCGTGCATTCGCTACACGGTAATGAGGTAGCCCATGACGGTGTAGAATGCGATGAATGTCCTTTTCGGTGAAAGGGCGGTTGCGGGCGTTGTAAGGAGAGTACACGTCGGTCATGTGAGTTATCTTTTCCAGTTGAAACTTTTATCCATTTTCCTACACAATGGGGGCCGCTCAGTCAATGACGTACACTGAGCTACCGGATGCCCTACCTAAGCACGATCCCGGTAGGATGATTGAGATTGCCAATGTTCGATACAGAGCTCCGCTACTCAAGGATATGGCGGTGGGACTTGTGTTCTTCAACCCGGCAAAGTCCAAGCGAATGCTCATGAACTACTTCTACACAATTGAGAAGCTCAAGATTGCCAACATCCCCTATTTTACCTTGGAGTTAGTGTACAATCGGGAAGAACCGGAGATCAAGGATGCCTTTCATGTCTACGCAAAGTCCGTAATGTTCCACAAGGAGAACCTGTGCACCCTGCTGGAGGCCAAAATTCCGTGGTATTATTCCAAGGTTCTCTTTTTGGATGCAGACATTATCTTTGGCAACCCGAATTGGTACTCCGAAGTCTCTGCTGCCCTGTCCGACCACGACGTCGTTCAACCCTTCACCACTGCTGTTTGGATGGACATTACCTACACTCGTGCCACGCAAATCCGCGAATCGGTCATCTACATGAACAGGGAAAAAACCTTTGATCACAAGCTTCACCCGGGATTTGCTTGGGCATTCCGGCGCAAGTGGTTCCGCAAAGTGGGCTTCTTTGAGTATGGTGTCACGGGAAGTGGAGACACCCTGTCGGCCGCTGCGTGGTTGGGCGTCAAGTTTCCTCCCACCTACCTCAAACCCGCGCTCGTTCCAGCGTACACTGCATTTGACGCATTGCCCAAACCCCGCATCACCTGCACATCGGGTCCTGTATTTCATCTGTGGCACGGGACGCACGTCAATCGCAAATATGTAGATCGCCACGCCATTCTGGACGGCATCAAGGACATCCGAAAGGTCATGCGCCCCAACTGGACGGGCGCGTGGGAGTTCAGTGTCAAGGGTCTGTCTGAGAAGCTGTCGGCCTACTTCGCCGACCGGGTGGACGACGGCATTTAAAAATAATGTGTTGTAGAATGTCATATCACGTTGATGGTTAAGGCTCGAATCATCCTGGCTACACGTCTGCTGAGCACCAATGGTTCCCTTGTGTGTAATCTTACTCGTATCCGGGGTGGTTTCCTTCCACGCGAGAATATCGAGCAAGCAAAGCGGCATCTTGCAGACATTCAGGCTACACTAAAGGAGATTGAGATGAGTCTCAGTCCCGCTTCGCAGCAACCTTTAGTTCAAAGCCGTAGTCCGTTTCCACCATCTTCTCCTCTTGCCGCTTGACGATCTCAGCAAGGATCTCTTCGGCTCGCTGAGGCACCAGCTCATCCAAATAGGACTTCAGTTCCTTCTTTGACAACGACCATCCCTTCTTCCACTGATTAGGGCGCTTCACCGAAAAGGTCATTCCCGAGGTTGCAAGATTAATCTTGTCGGGAAGCTCCTCCCGAGATGAAGCATACAGCGCGGCAAGATCCAGCTCAATTGTGCGGCGCTCATCACGGAGCTCGTTGATGCGAACATTGATGTCGTTGATCTGACGCTGAACACCGGCGTAGGTTGACAGAATAGGCTTGAGGCTCTCCATTTGGTTTGTTCTTTCCTAGACTTAATAGTATCCGTTTTAGAACAAGGAATGTCTTGGTTGGATACTGAAGAGATTGAGCGGTTGCGTACCGTATACAACAAGGAACACCCAAAAGAAGACCCCGTTCCAACCGGGACCCCTGAAGAAGTATGGACGAACATTCAGCACCGTCTGAACGACAAGTGCTCTACGGGATCGGCTGAGTGTATTGTTGCGTCTCTTATGCAGCGGCCCAGGGCTCCGAAGGAGTGGACGGTGAAGCGAGATGAATGGCTGTCATCGGACGACATTGACAAAGTAGAGAAGAACTATACCAAGCTCTTTGCAAAGTATCACTATGTCGGGTCGATTCCGATTGACTTTGATCTCCAAAGCGAAACTCAGCAATGTCTCGTGAGTTCATTGTGCAAGATGAAGTTGCCTGGCCTGGTAAAGAGGGGTCACGAACAGATTGGTATTGTCTTCAATACGGATCCGCACGATGGGCCCGGTGAGCACTGGATCGCATTGTTTTGTGATGTCCGCTCCGATCTTGAGTATCCCCGCATTACCTATTTTGATTCCTATGCCCACGAACCTGAGAAGGAGATCAAGACGCTCATGCGGAGATGGAAAACGCAGTGGGACGCCACGGGCATTCACAAGAACCCAATGAAAATGACCTTCAACTCCACTCGCCATCAGTTCAAAGATTCGGAGTGTGGAATGTATTGCCTGTACTTTCACTATGCCTGTCTCACCGAGCTTCCAATGCAGGCACGAATTCCTGACGAGGTGATGAATGGATTTCGGCACATCTTGTTCACTGGTCC